CTGCTTTTGCTTCGTTTCGCGCATCAGTTACCGCCGTCGAACCTTTCAAGACTCGCGACACGCAAAGTCCACTCGCGGGCGGTCGGCTCGCGGTCGAAACTCACGTCGGGCGGCTTCGAGATCCAACACTCCGCGCCGGCATATAGCGCGAGCCCTTGCCGGTCGCGCACGAGAAACGGCCCGACGCCCGCACCGTTACCGGCAAGCCGGTCGATGTTGTTAAGCCCCGACAAAAGCGCGTTAGCGTCGCTCGATTGCATGAGCAAGATCGACACGGTCGCGCGGCGATCGTTCGTCTTCGAGCGCGTCACCTCGCCATCGGTGCCGACTTTGTCAATAAAATCTTCGGACTCTTGCTCGATTCGCACGAACTCGCCGTCGTCGAAACCGCTCTCTATCGGTAGCCCGGCGATCGAAACCGTTACCTCGTTTGCATCGTAAACTTTTAACGCCATTGGTTCGATCCTTTCTAAACGGACAATACGCCCGAGATCACTAATTGATGAATCGCCCCGGCTAGCGTGGCTTGGAATGTAATATCTGGCAAAATCCGGTTAGCTTTGTCGGCGGGGTCGATGTCGGCGACCTTCGGAGCCTGAACGACGGGCGCGGGGTCGGCGGCGAGCCCGCCAGCGGTGATCCCCTGGTTTAGTTGCGCGAGCACCTGCCCGCGCATGAGATCGACGCCGACGTCGGTATAAGGGATCTTCGCGTTGTTGATAAGCACGCCGAAGATCCGCTCTTTGATCCGAGCATCGAGCCAGTCGATGAAACGAGTAACGTCGATGTATTCGCCCGACGCCGTGATCCCGAACGTGGTGACATTCACGCCCGCGATCGTTCGGTAGACGTTGCCGCCCTTCGATTCGATTACGCTCGTTTGCCCGCCCGTCAAGTTTCCGTCTACCTGCACAGATGCGATCGTTTTAAAGGCCCACGTCGACGAGCCCGGATCACTCGGTAGCCGGTTACCGGCCCACCCCGCGCCGGTCCAGTTCAAGAGCCGAGCTTGCGAATAAATGATCGCGGTGCGCGCATACGCAAACGACTGAAGATCGCTCATAACGTCATTTGAGACGACGTTGTCGACGACTTCGGTGTCGCTCGTGTTTGTCAAAAAGATCTTTTTGCGCGCTTCGATGAAAGCCGCCGACGCTAGGATCTCGGCTTCGCTGTTCGAGTCGAGCAAAAGAGCATACCACCCGTCAGGATCAACGCTCTCGATCGCGGTAAGATCGGCCGCGATACCCGGATCGGCCGTGATGTCTTTGAATTGTACGTTGTCGGGCTCGTCGGAGATCGAAACGTAATCGACGAGATCGCCGTCGGTATCGGTTTCGACCGAAACGTCGGTCGTGTTGTCCGTCGCGGTGATCCCGGCTACCGCATTGATCAAGGCTTGCAGCGCCGTGCAAATCGTCGCGACCGTTTCGGCCCCGCCGTTCGTGTAACTGATCGACGTGGTGGTCGTGCCGACGACGATGTCGAAGGCGTATTCGTAAAACTCATCAGTATTGATCGGCGTGATCTGTACGTCTTGCGTGAAAACGTTCACCCGCTTGCCGATCTTCCACTTCGCCGGCTTCGGGTTTTGGCTGGCGATCTTCGTCGCCATGAGCACTGCCGGATCGGTCGCGGGCCAACCGTCATCAGTCATCGCCGAAAGCGATTTGTATTCGCGCACGACGCTAGGGAAAAGCGTGTGATACCGCGCGATCAACGGCGTACCGAAACCGAGCCGCGAAACGGTCGTCGTTTGTGCGGAGATGCTTACAGAAACAATATCTTCGAGGCTCATTTGTTGATCCTTTTCTAGCTGAACGTGCCGATCGGGGCGTTTACGGTTTCGATCGCCGACAAGGGGTTCGCGACATCGGTGTCGGTGACTCCGATGGTTAAGGTTAGGTCGAGAGTGGCGATCGATGTAACCCGATCGTCAGTGATAATGTTTGAGAGATCGATCGCTTGACTAGCGCGCACGAGCGCCACGTTAACGGCTCGCAAGCGAGCAAGCGACGAAAGCCACCCGAGCCGGGTGCGGATAGCTGAAACGGCGTTGTAGGCGAAGCGGTCGTCGTCGTGGCGAAAGCTCTCGACGCGAATGTCGAAGCTAGCGCGGCGGTGCCCGTTCTGACTTTCTTCCATCGTCGGATCGGGGATCGGAAAGCCGAGATCCTCGAAGCGGCGATCGTCGACGCCGATCGAATCGGTCGAACGCACCCGTAGCAATGTGATCGCTTGCCCCTTGGGATCTATGTAGGGCCTACGCTTGTCAATCCACACGGTTTGTAACCCGCTCAGATCCCCGAAGAGTGAGATCATAACCGGCCGTATATTTTCCCAAGCGATCGCCATTATTCGACCTTGCTTTTGATCCCGGTTAACAATTGGTTGTTGTGAATCAGTTGAGTATCGTGGCCCTTTTCCCTGATCTGCCTAGGGCTTAGCGGCTCGCCAATACCCCCACGGATCCGCGCTTGCATAGTGGCCTCGAAAAGGTGTCCCATGCGTTTAAGGGCCGAGTGTACGGTGTTTTGCCCTTTAACCACCGACTCGGCCATCTTTTTTTCTACTGCTTTATTTTCCGTTAGAAATTCATCGAACCACCCGCGCACGAAAGATCGCTCGGGGTTATGGCCGACACCAAATTCGTGGAACGTTCCGATCTTTAACGTATCGTCGTCGGTTTCACCCAAAAGCCCCACTTGAACCGCGCGACCCTTCGCGGCCGATCGCACGCGCTGCATTAGCGCTTTATAGCCCTTGTCCCTATCCGTGACTTTTACGCCCTTCGCCATCACGCCACCCGAAACCCCGGCGTAACGCTTCGCGCGAGTGCCGCGAAATGTACGCCGTAAGTCGTCGATCCATCTTTGCTCACGAGCCGGGCTTGCTGACCGAAAGGCGAGATCGCGAGTAGGTGCGCCGTTTTCCAGCGGATCCCGTCGTCGGTTTTCGATCCCCAAACTTGCGCGTCGACGTTTCGCGCACCCTCGTCGAGAGCTTCTTCGATCATCGCGCGCGGTGCGGGCTCGAACTCGGGAAACCGAGCAAGGAAACTTCGACGATCGACGGCCATTAGTCTTCAGCCCCCAACAATTGATCGAGCCGTGCATCGATAGCCGCGCCGATGCTTTTGCGCTTGTCGGCATCGTCCCACGCTTCGAGCGTGTCGACATCGTCTTCGGCTTCGATGAGCGGCAAGGCTTCCTCGACGCGCAAGCCCGTTAGGCTCTTACGCTCGCCGCTTGGCGGTGCGGGTGGCGGTGCTTCGATTTCGACGACGGGTTCTTCGCGGCTATCGCGTTCCGCTTCGATCGCCGGGTGCCACTGCACCGGCACGGTTTCATCTTTTAGCGCTTTCGATAGTTCGTCGTCGCTAAATTTGGCGAGGTCCGCCGCGCTCGGGATAGCGGCGGGATCGGGAGCATCGCCCGCGAGATCGACGGTGATCCACCCGAGCGAAAGCCATCGCTTAACGTCCGATCGGTTTTTAGCCGCCGACCAGTAGCGCAAATCAAGTTTGTTCGCCCCCGGTAGCCACTGCGGCGGTTTGTGTCCGGGGATCTTTGGACCCCATAAAAGCCGAGCCTGTTTATTCGTGATCGTCGCCATCGTCGAACCCTTCCCCGAAAGGCCCGACCACTTGCCGGGCCTTTCGAGCTTCGCGAGGTTAACCGCTCAAATCGTCCATATATGCGATCGCCAGCGGGTACTGCACCCGCACGCCGCCAACGCGGCTGTGCGTCGGGATCACAAATTCGAGGTTTCTCGCCTGCGGCGGGAACTGCTCGAACGGTTGCGGCTCGACGGCGGCGAGCACTTCTTCGCTCCGCGTGTAAGCAACGGCACGCGAAACGCCACCCGCGCCGGCCGCGTTCAGTTTATTCCACTGATCGAGATCGGTGATATAGGGGTTATTGTCGAGGAAAAACCGCAAAACGGTTTTGTCGGCGTCGCCCGTGGTGCTCATCGGTTGCGAGTTAATTAGCTGGAAACTCGTATTATCAAGCAGCAGCGTGTTGGGCGTGAACGTTTCGAGGGTCGCGGTCACGATCGAA